GCTCTTCCGATCTGGGAGAAGAAAAGACAGGGGGGGTAGGCACCCTACCTAAAAAATTGGCCTGATTACGACTGCCTTTGCTGCTGTTGCATGACTGGCAACAAGCGACTGCGTTCTCGAAGTTCACTACTAGATCAGGCGCTTTGCTAATTGGAATGATGTGATCCACTGTTGCAGCTGGTGCTGAGCAATAGAAGCATGACCATTGGTCTCTTGCTAATACCTTTAAGCGAAAGGCTTTGTAATCTCTAGTAAGTCTAGGGTCTCCACGCTTTGCCATTACTGCCAGCCTCTAGTCTTTAGATGATGTAGTGCCTTGCAATAGTCCGGTATCTCATAGTCAAGACCATAGCGCTTAGATACATAATACCAATAGATATAGAACTGATAGTCATAAGGCTTATCTTTCATAGACTCAGTACGCATTTGATAGTAACCATGATGAGATCCATTAACTGCATCTATCTGCCATCGAGACTCTCTATATACGATCTCGTTATGGCATCTATATTGCTTATCTGTTAGTTGCTTATTGGCTAATACTCTAAGGCCTTTAGAGGCATCTATTGAAGCCTCACTACTAGGCATAAGTGCCATAGATAGACTTATCCCAATAACGGCGGTTACCGAGCGCGCTGCGCCTTTCGGGCGCGCTCTGAAGCCTTGATGGCTTCTAGCCGTAAGTGTACCGAACGCACTCTGCATTTCAGTAAAAGTCCTGCTCAGACGGCGTGGCGAATTACTTGTCTGTTGAATAGAAGCCAGAGCCTTTAAACTGGATACCGAAAGAGCTGTATATCTTGCGCATCGGTTCATGACAGAACCCGCATTCAACATCGTGTGGTTCATTTATCTTTAACTCCTTCTCGTATCTGAGGTTGGCCTCACATAGATCATTAGTACATTCAAACTCATATATGGGCATTACTGATCCTCACATGATTTGCAATAGCCAGAAATAGTCCACTCACCGCACCCGGTACATCTGATGATGTCTGCATCTTGAACCACATCTTTCCGCTTGTCATATCCCGCAGCTAGTAGTAACTCCACCAGATCGCCAAGGCGCAGCATTGCTACATATTCCTCAGCATGTTCGCCTTGTCCATTGAGTCTGAAAGTGGCGAACCCCAATAAGCCACTTTCTTTAGTCCGACTCTCGATCTGGCGGAGTGTCCCTACTACATCGAGTCCTGTGCGCGCTTTAACCTCGCAGTCGAACGGGACATTGAGAATGTCGCGCCCAGAACCTCGACCTACTGAAGCGCCTTCCCACCAGCGCCTCAGATACTCTGCGACTACTCGCTCTGTGCGAAAGCCGCGGTGTTTTCTACTTTGAGACATTAACTGCGTGACACTTCTTGCATGACCAAGTGAGAACCGTGCCAGCAATATAGAACGCTAACTCCTCGCGTGGAACTGGCTCATTGCATAGATGACAGATGATCCGCACCTGAAGGCTGTTGAGCAATTCCTGGTGCTTAGCCTTTTGTGCTAATTCATCATCAGTAGGAAAGTTCTCCCATTCACCGTCTTGGTTCATAAATTGTAGGCCGCTCATGCTTTGGCCTCCTGTGGCTTCCATGTACCGTCAGAGGCAATGTTGTACCACATCACATCTCGACAGACATAACATGAGAACTTGCCCCATGGCTTATTGTTCTTGGCGCTTACGCCTGTTTTCCATTCCATAGGCTTATGGTCATGGCAGTTGCGACATAGTGGAATGTCTTTGTCTATCTTGACTGCACCCAATACATCTTGCACCAGCGCTATTGCATCTGCACTCGATGGCGCAGCTTCTACTGCCTTAGTTGTCCAAGGATCGTCCTCGACCGGCATCGTGATCTTGTCTGCTAACTTCTCAGCGAATGGCTTAGGTTCTGCTGCTTTGACTTTAGACATCTCCTCGCGGCTAGGGCGTTTGCCTTTCGTAACATAGCCTGCGTTAGCCAATGCCCGACCGATCGCACTCGTTTCGCAGTTCTCAAGAGCGCTCGTAGAATTAACTCCTCGCGTTGAGACTGTCTCCTCTGCATAGCCAGTTGTCCAAGCCGATGCATCAACTTCAGTTCTATAAACAGCAGCCTTAACAATAAATCGCTGAAGCGTTGACTCAACCAAAGTAGTTTCAATTCGACCATCTGGGTGTTCCTTCCAGAACTTAACTAGGCGTTCTTCTACTGTCTCATAATCTTCAAGATTAAACATATTGCTCATTCTCCTCTGTGTGCAGTTGCGCTGCAATAGCAGCATAAGCAACTAGATCAACATAAGTGTCAGTCTTTGCAGTTTCCATGCTTCTCGCTATTTTGACGAGTGCCATGCACATCGCGACTTGGTAATCAGTAACCGGCATTTCCAAATAACTCGACCAGAGGGCAGCCGTTCTTGCCATGTTGTCAGTTGGGTGACCGTAATCCATTCCTCGGTCTTGGATAGTTGCTCTTGCTTCATTAAGAAAGTCTCTAGCATTCATCGGCCGACCTGCTCTAGTTGACGAGCGATCTTACGAGCTGCAATGCGACCCTTGATCTTGCCGTGTTCATAGCCTTTGCCATAGCCAAAGCCAAAGCCAATTAACATGCCGACTGCTATCGATAAAGTAATTGCTATATCTGCGTTCATTTACTGCCCTTCTACTGCGCCCTTCGCAGCTTCTTGGCATAAGTGTTGCATAAATATCCGACTATCTGACGGTGTGTTGATAACGAAACGGTAACAATTCTCCATCGTCCATCGCATCATCGATCGTGCGCCTTATGTCGTTATCGAGATCGTCCATAACGCCGACCAGCAACCACGAATGTGCCGTCCTTCTCGATGTTGATTAGGGTCACTTGGCTATCCTCAACGATGATAAAGGCCTGCTGCCAATTCATAGTTCCCTTGGTATAGCCTGCCTTGCGGATATCCATGAGATGACCGCCTTCTACCCCACGTAGGATACGGCCTATTTTGCCCCCAGAAGCCTCTGTAAAGGCCGATACGCCCGCTCTGTGAGTGTGACCGCAGACCACGCTTAAACCGTGCCTACGAGCCGCTCCAAGGGCTGTAAGACCCGCGTTAGGGTTTATGCCCTGTTCATCACCGTGGACTGCTACCCAGCCCTTAGCAAAGGCATATGGCTTCTTATGGTAAGTAATTCCTAGTTCGTCTAAACGCATGAAGCGCTCAAACTTTAACTCTGGCAATGCCAGGAATGCAGGGATCTTTTTCATGATCACATTGTAAAGACGATCTGTGTGATTAGAACGGATCATGTGAGCCTCTTTAGAATGCTCGACCAAAGACCAAAGAACCTCGACTGTTTGGTCTCGATCCTCAGCTAGTGTCTGCTCGTACCAGCCTGGTGTGTTCTCTGTCCATCGACTGATCTGTGGGAGATCGATTTCATCTCCGAGTGTAATGACGCTATCTGGGCGGTATGCCTTAATAAAACTTGCAACATTGCGGACAGCAACTTCATCGTGATATGGAACCTGTAGATCTGGAACGATTACAGTTCTTTTCATTGTTAATCCTCATCGTCATCATCGTATGGGATCTCGCCGGGCAAGTTAGGAAGCCAGTTAGGTGTTGGCAAGATAGTGGCAGGATAAGTTAAAGGTTCAAGGAGAATAGCCAGAGACATCTCTGGTGAGAACCCTGCTCGTCGTAGCGATTTGTAATACTCATTTAGCCCAATGCAGTACTGATCGAGCATAGAGTAAGCCTCTAAGTCGATAGCCTTCTTACGCGCCATGATTAAATTATCGCTCTAGAAGTATGTTGTAGATCTCATCGACACGCGAGTTAAGTCTCTTAATCTCCGACAGCAAGTGCGTGATCACATAGCCAGCCAAGCCACCCACTATCGCAAGTGTGGCAATATAGAGATTTAACATATCCGTCTGAGTCATCGTTTAGGTGTCGCATATCCAAAGACCCCAGCAAGGACTGCCCAAAGGATCGAGCGATAATCTGCTGCAAAGTTAGAAGCTGCCCAAGCAGACAAGAATGCACCTGCTGTGAGTAGGTAAGGGTTTTTCATATTCATGCTGATCCTCCTAGTAACGGTACTTTAAAGAACGAACCATCGTTATCGCCTTTGACGCTAAACGAGACATGGAGATGATGGCGATGCTTGTTAATCCCAGTATAAGTTCTCCAGCGCCAAGCGCTTTTGGCGCTTGCAATTTTGCCGTCAAAGATGAGATACGAGATGCGTTTATCAGACTTTGCCAAGAGACGAAGTTGATCCGCCACATCGGGCATGAGGTCGGGTTTAGGTCTGCCCGATAAATCGCGGTCAACGTCAATGGCACGAACCCAGCCCTGTGCATCTGCATTATGGTCAGACTTACGAGCTGAGTGGCGACTATCGCCGATCCAACCGTCCGAGGTACGATCACGGTCGCTGAAGCAGTCATCGAACTGTTCACGAAGTTGCTGACCAGCCTTACAGAGTATTGGTTTCATTGAATAACTTCTTAGTGTCTAGTTCACAGCGTTGGCAATTCCATTGGTATCTATCATTTAAGAATAACTCTTTATGACCACATTCAGGTCTTAAACCAATAAAAGCATCTGCGTCTGCATCATACTTCATTCCAATACCTGCATAGTTGTAACGATAGTTTCCGTTGTAAGAAGTACGCTTGCAGACCTGACCTCTGAAATTACCGTACCAAGTCTCAGGGTCTAGCCCTTCGATGAGTTCAGTTTCGTCAATACCCACAATAACTTCTGTAACGATATTATTTTCATCTAAAAACGCGTAGTGTGCCATTATGACCAACTCACATTTCCAGTACCAGCTGTAATAGTGGCGCGCTTATATCCGCCGCTTGCTGAACTTTCCGTGCCTGTTAATCCTGCACCAATAGTAATTGTTTTAGTGTCTGGATAACGCAAAATAACTACGCCTGAGCCACCGTTACCACCTGCCGTTGCTAGACCACCTGAACCGCCACCAGCACCGCCTGTGTTTGCTGTACCAGCGCCACCAATTACGAAGTCTGCACCGCCGTTACCACCACCACCTGCGCCGCCGTATCCATAGAACACGCCTGAGCCTTGGAATGATCCACCACCGCCACCGGCGTAAGTAACTGAACTTCCTGTTATGGAAGTAGCAACACCTGCACCGCCGTCTCCAGCGCGAGAACCGTCTCCGTCTTGACCAACTGCGTTTGCTCCGCCGCCGCCGCCTGTTGTAGCGCCGTTAGATGCACCGCCTGCGCGACCCTGATTTGTAGTACCAGCCGCACCTGATCCTGCTCGGTTGCCGCCGCCAGATCCGCCTGTATTTGGCGCAACATTTGTTGAGCCATTGTAATAACCACCACGACCGCCGCCTGTAGAGGTAATTGTTGAGAATGTACTGTCCGCTCCATTTGCGCCAGCGCTTGCACCTGAGCCACCCGCGCCAACAGTTACAGTGTAATTTGTGCCAGTTAATAAACTCAAAGCAGTTTCTAAAGTGCCGCCGCCGCCTGTTGCTGTAACTGTGCAGCGTAGACCGCCTGCTCCACCGCCACCTGAATATCCAGTAGCACCGCCACCTGAACCGCCACCAGCGACTACTAAATAGTCAACGCTGAACGAAGGGATCACATAAGGCGATAAAATTGCACTAACTACGTTGGCGATCATTAGGCTATTGCACCCACGACATACCAAGTGTTAGCAGCCGTCTTAATACATGCTGCTGACTTATATTGACCAAGCGTTGGAGAAGCCGCAGTTGCGCCTGCTGAAAGAACTGTAGTCGTGCCGGGTGTTACTGCTGAGATAGTGCAAGTACCTACGCCAATGTTAAGAACTGTCAGTACTGTGCCTATCTCGAATGCCACCGAAGCATCGGTAGGGATCTTAAAAGCGATAGCAGTTGCCTTATTCATAATCTCTAGGCTTTGGTACTGGTCTGCTAAAACTGCTGTGTAGTCGGCTGTGTTAGCCGCTCCTACTGAAAACGAAGTGAGTCCGTTATACATAGCCGCGCTTAGGACATCGCCTGTGCTTGCTGGAAAGCCTGTTGCCATTTATTTTCTCCTAATACGCCATTATGCTAGTGCCGATTATACCTGATACTGCGCTTCCGATGATGAAGCCCTCGACTATAGGTTCGAGAGTTGTTACTGTGCAGGACATGGCATTTGGCGTGATGTTCCATGAGAGTCCCTGCGCCTGTAAAGTCTTAACGATAGTTGAGCCGTCTGGCTGCACATTTGTGATCTTTAAGTTTGAGAAGTAATCCAGATCCAGCATTGTCGCAGTTGGTACATCTGGGTCAAGCAGATCGACCGTCATGGCATCTATGCGGATCGTTGTCTCTTTGCGAGTTGCTACATAGATCTTTGCCACATTGAGCGCATCTGCATCTGTCTGTAGAACTAGGTTGTTCTCGTTGATCTGATGTGGGAAGTACTTGGCAATAGAAGCTGAGTCCTCTGAGACCTGCTGAGTGCCGCCATAACGAGTCATACCAGCAGAGTTAATAATTAACTTGTCATCAAAGGCGAAGGTCAAGTTGGTATAAGGGATACCTGTAGTTTGATTAAACTCGATAGGAGTCTCGCCATACTTCTTTATCACATTGGTGCGGTTTAAATAAATCGCTGTGCCTTCTGTGTCGATATAAAACGCGCCCTGCTCTGAGAACTCTGCGTTCTTTAGCGCATCAAGCGCTGTGCGAGAAGTGCCAGGATCGGCTATGCAGGTCGTGTTGCCGGTATCTATTGTGCGCATAGAAGCAGGCCATGAGACTTGATCAAGGATCTTGCCAATTCGAGTGCCAGTATCTTGCCCAGCCGTAGCATCTGCCACAGTTGTGATCCCAGCCTGCTGCATCAGCCTAAAGGCATCTGAGCAAATTATGTCCACATAGCCTGTTTCTTGGCCTTGAGGATAGGTGTACTTGTAGTCTGTTGTATAGCCAGAGAATAAGAAATAACCAACGCCGCCTACCGTTGCTGATACACGCAACTTGCGAAGAGGAGTCAAGAAGCCAAAATAAGGCGAATTGACATTCTGTGGGTTGAAGTCAGAGTTAGGATCTAACACTCTAATAGTTGCAGACCCAGACTCGTAAGTATCGCGCATGATATTGCGACCGCGCTTGATACTGATCTGTCTTACATTAGGAGTCAGATCGACCGTAGGCTCTGGAGTAGTACTTGAAGCAAGTGTGCCTGTGCCTAGAACTCCGTACTTCTCATCGCCAATAGTGAAGGGATACCCAAAGGTAGCGCCGCTAGTAAAGTCGAAGGAGACAGATATCTGCGCAGGAAGTGTCATGGCCCGAATGACCCACCTTGACGGAATATGGCAGAGAACTTGGCAGATAGTGAAGCATCGAGCAAAGTATCGCGAAGAACATCTTGCAGGCTTTCTTGAGCAATAATCGAGCCAGCATTTACATTGACAGTAAA